CCGCACAACCGACAGGACGGAACAGATCGCGTGGGATCTCGAGGCACGTATTTATCATTTTCACTGGATCGACGATTTCAGCGCCGCCCGGAACTATGCCCTCGACCGATGCCTGTTCCCGTGGAGGATGTTTGCGGATGCTGACGACGTGCTGGATCCGGGCTCCGTGGAGCTCGTAAGGCAGGCTGTCAAGTATGCCAATGAGAACGGCATCGATTCAATCATCGCACATTATTACACATCAGAAACCGGCGGGATACCCCTCACCGACAACGCAATGGCCCGGCTCACCCGGACCGGCACGATGAGGTGGGAAGGAAAGATCCACGAGTGCCAGAACTACGACCGGACCAAGACGATGATCTCAAACATTGAAGTCTGGCACCGGAAACCCTACAGCCGGAACAACAACCAGCGGAACATTGGCACCCTGGAGAAAGCGATCCCGGACTGCAACCCGGAGGAGCTACCCCGGTACACCTTCTATTACGCCCGGGAGTTGATGTTCGGCGGGAGGTATCGTGAGGCCATCGAATGGTTCGACCAATACCTGCCAATGTCCACATGGGACGCCGAGAAACACCGGGCAATGTGCGATAAGGCCGAGTGCTATTACATGCTCGGCGAGAAGGCGGAGGCGGATCACGTCCTGCGAGAGGCCATCGCATACCGCCCGCAATGGCCAGATCCTTACGTGAAACGGGGGATTATCGCCCATGAACTCGGAAGGCACGATGATTGCCTATCCCTTTTTGCGCAGGCACAGGAACGGATGGAGAACGTCCACCCGTTATTTTCACAGGGCGGGATATTGCCTAAACTCATGGAAATCTACACAGACGGGAAGGTGATCAAGGTATGATGCACCCGGAACTCTGCGCCAGCTGTAGGGGGAAATGTTGTATCAGCCCCCGCATGACTACCGCCGAATGTCTCAAAGTGATAGATGCCATCGGGCAGGAGAAGGCCAAGGCAAGCCAACCCACCCAGATTAAAGGCTCGTGGAAGTTCAGCACCGCCACCTGCCCCGCCCTGACACCCTCAGGCTGCATCATGCCGTATGAAGACCGGCCCGAAGTGTGCCGGATATACCCGCTGGTCAAACTCGACGGGGCGCTGTTCCTGGACATACAGACGTGCCCGCATTGGCAGGCGTTCGGAGAAGATATCCAGCAGGTGGAAAGGGAGATCGAACATGTCAACTAGTAAGAAACCCACACCCAAGAAGCAGGAACCGCCCGCAGACAAACCGCAGGAGAACACGGAGGCGCCGATGGCAGCACCCGAGCCAACGATTGAGGACAGGACAGCGGCGCTGGAACTGGCAAGTATCGAACTCGACCGGCGGCTGGCACAGATCGAACGGAACTGCAAGGCAAGCCACGGGATGCGATGACCAGCGGCAAACCTCTTTTAGCCCTTGAGCGGGCATATATCGCGGTCACCGGCTGCCGGTTGTCTCATTCTGTGATTGCCACCCACCTCACTTTTCTTTATCACGTTCCCCGTACCCGGAAGGGCGTGATAGATTACCGTCACCGGATCAGGGTTGGATAAACCAAACTATACCCTATATCCCGTATATTTCTCCAATCATTTCCCGTTTCCGAGTGAAACGGAGGAACTATTATGACAGATGTTGGCGACTATCACGATGCAATTGCGGTCCCTATCCCTGCCGGGGAAACGGGACTTTCCGGAGAAGTTGAGATAAGACGATTCAGCCTTTTCGCGGTGAGCGTTCCCGCCGGATGGATTACAGCGACAGCAATCACATTCCAGGCATCACCGACCAGCGGCGGCACGTTCCTGAACGTCTACGACGATGCCGGGAATGAGGTATCGGTGACGGTAGCAGCATCCCATGCAGTATCGCTGGATTCCGTTGCCCTGAAACTTGCACCCTTCCGGTACATCAAGATCCGGTCGGGAACCGCCGCATCACCCGTTAACCAGACCAACGGCCCGACACTCACCCTGATTGCCAAGGGCTGATCGGCGTGATGAAGAAAGTATTATTCGCGTCCGGGGCAGGCGGTGGTAACGGTGTCCCTGTCCGCAACGGTCTGGTAGCCGAATACAAGTTCGATGAGTGCCGGAACCTGCTGAAATACAGCCAGCAGTTCGATAATGCGGCATGGACGAAAACCAGATCAACCGTTACCCCGAATAGTATTGCCGCACCTGATGGTACGATGACCGCGGGTACACTTATTGAGAGCAACGACGCCGCGACATCTCATTACGTTGGTCAAACAGCAGCCTCTCTCTTTAACGGGAAAATAGTTACATACTCCGTTTATGCCAAAGCGGGAAATCGACGTTACTTTCGGATGTCAACACCCGGCGGAAAGTATTGTCAATTCGATTTAGTAAATGGTGTCGCCGGTGTTGATATTTATGGCTGTACTCCTTCTATTGTATTTGTTGAGGATGGATGGTATAGATGCAGTCTCGCCTCTGTGGCAGAGGGAGAAGCATCCGGTTTAAATATCATGCTCACAACGGGGCTTACAGGCGATTCACGTAATTTTAACGGTGACCCTGTAACATATCCAGTAGGAATTTATATTTGGGGCGCTCAATTTGAGGGCAATCCCAATACTACCGTCTATGTTCCTACAACAGATAAACAAACCTTAACCGATTACTCTGGTAATGCTAACCACGGCACGTTAGGAAGTACCGCTGGTGCTGATACCAACGATCCAAAGTGGACGGGAGAAGGTGCTTACTTCACGACGGATGATTATATCTCTGCACCAAGATCCACAACCACCGTTTTTACTGCAATTATCGCATGTGAACAAGAAACCAATTCGCAGGTGGGCATTTTTGGTATCGGTGCCATCATAACAGGAGATAAAGGGGTTGCACTTGAACACTTAGCAGGACACAACTGGCACGTTGGCGCGACCGGCGTTACTCGTAGTGCTGCGCTTGCGGGAAAATATACCGGGGATAATGTTTTTGTTGTTAAACGGAACGGATTGACATTATCGCTATTCAACGCAGCAACACCCAGCGATTTCGTATCATACGTTGGGGGGGTCATAATTGACGATGCAACTACCACAATCATCGGAGCAAGGAACGCCGGATCGTTCATGGTCGGGAGCGTATATTATCTCGTCATCTACAACCGTATCCTCACCCAAGCCGAGATCACCAAGAACTACGCATACCTAAAATCCTACCTGAAAAAGCAGAGGGGGATATCACTCGCATGACGCTAACCGACCCCGCCGTATCAATCCTCGCATCCATCAAGGTAGCAACCGCAGAGAAACCCCTGACGAAAGCGGATGAGGCTGCCAACAAAGCGGTACTGGTAGCAGCCACCGCAGAACGGTTAAAAGTCTGGGTACGCCCGGCAACTACCGCTGATATTGAGAAAGGGAAAGCCGCCCGGATAACCGCATGGCAGGAACGGTATGGTGCAACCGTGACACCGGCAGAGGAAAAGCCTGTTGAGGGGGTTATACGGAAATGATCCTGATATTCGGCAGCAAAGCCATACTGGACGAGATTGGCGCCAGCCCGGATATCCTCGGGGGTATCGGCCCGGTGCTTATCGGAACGCCCGTGACCGCGAAAGACGGGAGGGTGGCAATCTCCCATAATTTCAACGACGTTGATTTGGATTGGTTCAAGGGATATACGCAGAAACTCATACCGCCGGTTGTGATTGTGGATAAACTACCCAAAGATTTCGTGATACCTGCACCCCTATAAACCAAACTATACCTTTTCCGTTCCAATATAGGTATGCCCGAACCGGGTAAACTAATTCTTTCACCGCCCGATGCATTGCACTTCACCGGAGGCTCCGACAAGCAGCCGAACGGCAGCATTCCTCACATCAGGGCGTTGCAGGTCACATTCGACGCATCAAACCGGCTCTTTGAGCTTGAATCCGGTGATCTCCTGATCAGGGATGTGCCGTTGCTCGCAGAGGGCGAATGGACAGACTCAGCACAGAAAACCCCGCTTTTCTATCCGGCAAAGACGCTCGAAGCATACGCCGGGAACTGGCTCAAAAAGACCGGGTATAACCGGCACATGGGAGGCGTCCCCCGTGATGAAAGCAACCGGGTAAGCGAAGCAATCAACCCGCATTTTGGTCAATTCACAGACGAGGTGGGTAACACTCACGCCGCTATTCTCTCTGATCTCCTCGTCTATGGTTCCACACCCAACGGCAGGGCTATGCAGGAACTGATCAAGCGGAAGAATATCAGGTTCGTCAGTGTCGAACACGGGGGCGATGAAGTGGAGAACCCGCAGACCCGCCGTATGGAGGCCGCGTCGCTCATATTCAACGGATATGCATTCGTGAACCGTGGCGCCTGCAAAGTTTGCAGGATAAACGAGGCTCCCGCTGATGAAACCACCCCGGCACCAATAGCGGCGCCGGTGGAGCAGGAAACTATGGCAGACACAAAGGAACTTGAAGACAAGATCGACGCCCAGGAGCTCAAGATTAAGGAGCTCTCCGCAGCGGTCGCACAGGCACAGAAGCCCGCCGATGTCAAGGTTGAGATCCCAAAGGAACTCTCCGAGGCTGTTGGCACGATTGCGAAACTCGCAGCCCGCATTGACGCGCTGGAGAAGGACGTATCACCCGCCACCGGAGCAGGCGCAGTAAAGGAACTTGAAGCCCTGCCGGAATTCTACGTTCCCGTAGACCGAAAAAAGGGCGTAATCGGAGGCCAGTAACATGACAGCAACCACCCCGGTCGCATTCGACCCCGCCCCGATACATCTGGGGCTCACCATGACCTTCAAGGCGGGCAGCGCCATCCTCGCAGGCCAGATTGTAGCGTTCGCAGATTCCGGCGACAGCCGCACGATCGTTCCCGCAACATCAAGTGTTGGCGCACCCATCGGCGTTGCCGCCCACTCACAGGCAACCGCCGGTCGGCCAGTGACCGTCCTCATGCAGGGATGTGTCTGTAAGATCATGCTGTCCGCTGATAACGGCACCGCAGATGCCGGCGACTGGATCGGCGTGTCAACAGTTGCCGGTTGCGGTATCGTCCGTGATTCCGTGCTCCAGGCAAAAGGCACTATTCTCGGACTCCAGAACGCGGTCGGTCTTTGCCTCGACGATATCGCCGTAGGTGCTGATACCGTTGGCGGAACCGGGTACATCCTCGTGCAGACATCCGCACCAGTGAGCTCAGCCACGTAAGGAGGGACAAAACACATGACACAGTTACTTATCAGGGCTCTTGAAGCCGCAAACGCCGGACCCTCTGAAAAGAAGATCCTCCAGAACCGGATCGTATCCCGCGACCTCGCAGCGTTCGAGAAAGCCACCGGCACCCGGTACATGATTGAGGGTGAAGACGGGAAGATCAAGCCCGCCCGTGAACTCCTGCTTTCGGAAGCCGTCGAGACCGGCACGCTGGTCCAGACCGAGATCAACCGCACGATCATTGAAGGTGCAGAACCCGCCCGCTGTATGCGTGACGCCGTGAACGTCTACCCGATGAAGTCAAACGTCATGCAGATCAACATCGGCGATTCCGGAAGGTATGCTCCCTTCGTTGGGGAAGGTTCCGAGTTCACCGTCAAGAACCAGGATTACACAACCAGGACGTGGACCGCTAAGAAGATCGGCGAGATCCCGCTCTGTACCAAAGAGATGGTTGACGACGCCCTGTTCTCCGTCATCGAGATGGAAGTCAGGAAAGCCGGGGAAGCCTGCGAGAACTCCCTGAACCAGTGGATGCTCGCGACCCTTCTGGACAACGCCGGGAACGAATACGACATCAACGCGGCTGTCGCCGCTCTCGGCGGTGCCGCTGCAATCCGCGAGGCAAAGGCGCTTATCGCCGCTGACGGGTTCTATGCAGATACGACCATCTATCACCCACAGGTGTCAACCTACATCTACAAGGATTACACCCCGATTGCATACAACCCCGTCGCACAGGAACAGATGCGTACCGGCATCCTCCCGACTATCCTCGGGACCAAGCTGTTTGAATGCGGTGTTTCGGTCACTACCACCTCCGCACCAACGGCATCTGCATCCTACACATGGGGAGCACCGGACAACGGATATATCGGCATGTGCCTGTTCGACAAGGCAAAGGCCGGCGGTATCGGCATGAGGCAGGATCTCTTTGTCGAGGACTACCGCGACCCGCTCCGGGATCTCGTGAGCGGCAAGGTCTCAATGCGTGTGGCCTGCCAGTACGGCCTCGCAAATGCGATCTCCCGTGTCGAATACGGCGGAGCGTAAGCCGTGAGGGGGTAAACCCTCATGGTTTTATCAACTTTGAATTGCGGCAAGTATCTCACCCGTTCATACGAACGGGATAAGAACGCCGGGGAGCTCGACAAAACCGGGCTCACCGCTGCCGATATCTCCTTTTTGGAGATTGCTGACGGGGAAGGTCAGATGAAAGCGGATCTCGAAGAATTGAGGCGGAAGACCGATGGCATTCTCGACATATGATGAAGTGCAGCTCGAAGCAGGAACCGCGTGCGGTACGGCCACGACTGCCAACATCACCAGCCTGATCGCCCGGTCGGATGCCGAGATCACCGATATCCTCACCCAGAAAGGCATTACGGCACCGGCATCAGCCACGCAGCTTAAGACCGCCAGCATCTATCTGACCATCGCCAAGATCAAGCGCCGGCAGGCTCACGAACTGTCCCGCCCGAACTCCCTTTCGTTAGGTGGCGATATCTCGTTCAGCACATCGCCCGAAGCCGAGATCAAGGCGCTGGAGGATAAGGCGCTGCTGGCAATTAACCAGTATGTCGCGTACGTCAACGGGTCCGGGATTTCCGTGTCCCGTATCAGGTCGAGGTGCCGGTAATGGCCCTCCCGTCGGTTTTCCTGATTCATTCGGCAACACTGGCGACCAAATGCCAGAATTACACGATGGCATACGACACCGGGACGGCAGTATTCGCCGCAGGGGCTACCCTCACGGGCGCCACCAGCCACGCCACCGCGATCATCGTATCGACTGGGGCACAGGCATCGGGAACGCTCACCCTGCACACCATCAGCGGCACGTTCCAGAACGATGAGGCGATATCGGACAACAACACCGCTCCAGGTGCTGCCGTAGTCGATGGCACGATTGCCGAAGCCCTTGACGCATACGGGGAACTCACATACACAGATTCCACATCGACCGTGGCCTGCCGGTTCATTGCTGCAAAGAAAGCATTGAGGGATGGCGCTATTATCGCCACATCCCCCCGGGCACTGCTGGCATCAGGAACCCCAATCAAGGAAGGTGACACGCTGACAAGCACAAACACCGGATTCGCCGAGACCTTTGTTGTGAACGCCGTGTATCAGGTTTACGAGGCAACATCGGCAACAGTATCGCACATCTCCGTTGACATTGCGGCGGTGGTATGACCGTGAGCAACCAACCACACACAGACAGAGAACTCTTACTTCTAATCCACGAGAATGTCAAGGGACTGGTAGAATGCAAAGATGACCACGAAACCCGGATCAGAACCCTTGAAGGCTGGCAGTGGAAAGCCACCGGCGCCGCAACTGCAGTGTCCGGGTTCTTCGGCACCCTTGCCGGCCTGTTCCTTGGGAAAGGTGGCACCTGATGGCCGCGTTCTCGTTCGACTTCTCGGCGCTTAACCTACTCACCCGCGATTTGGGGAAACTGGCAGCGACCGTGATGAAGAACGAGAGCATAGCCGTGCGCCTTGCCGGGCAGGAATACGCCAACGACGTTAAGGCAATCGCACCGTATAAGACCGGCACCTATCGCCGCAGCATCCACGTCGAGATGAGCACCGAAGGGTTGCACCCTGTCGCACTTATTGGAACGAATGTCCCTTACGGGCGCCGGCTGGAGTTCGGGTTTGTGGGCGCCGATTCTCTCGGCAGGATATACAACCAGGCACCACGCCCGCACTGGCGGCCTGCGTGGGACAGCAACATGCCGAAATACGAGCGAATGCTGCTCTCCGTGTTTGACCGCACCGAATGGAACGAGGATGTAGCAACCATGCAGGGTATCCGGCCAGACCTCATTGGAGGGCTATACGGATGAAGGATCTCACGCTTGCCATTATCACCCGGCTGAAAGCAGCGACGGCGATCACCAACGTCACAAGCACCAGGATATATCGGGCAAAACTCCCGAGCAATCCGACATTCCCCGCCATCACCGTATCGAGGGTTGACGCCAAACGGCTGAACTACTCGCATAACGGGAGGAGGCTCGGGCAGAGCAGGATTCAATGTACCGCATGGGCGACCAGCGACGGCGCAGCGGATAACCTGTCTGAACTCATCGCAGATTCGCTGAACGCCATCGACAACACCTATCTGGCCCCGGGTGTCTATGTCATCCGAATCGATGACCAGGGGACCGTCCCGGACACGAACCCGGATCTCGATTTGTGGTTAGTGCACCGGGACTTTTTGATCCAGTATCAGGTTTAAGGAGGTAACAAGGAATGACAAATCAGGTAGTATCCGGGAGAGGCGTAAACCTCATCTACGGAACCACCGTGTTCGGAGAGATTCAGAACGTCTCCGAAATCATGGAAACTATCGCAAAGATCGACACCACCAGCCATAACAACGTGGGTGCCGTGAAATCATACCGCCCGGGTTTCAGCGAGATATCCGAGCTTACGGTAGAAGTCGGGTTCACCGGCCAGTCTGAACAGGCAGCAATCGCAACCATGAAGGCGGCTGGGACCATCTCCACATGGCAGATTGTAGCCCCGACCAGCGCGATCACGTATGCGTGGTCTTTCCAGGGCTATGTGAGTGCTTGCAGTACCCCGACCTTCGATAAGGACGGCAACTCGAAGACGACCTTCAAGATCCAGCCTTCTGGGGTTATCACTCCGATCACCACGGCGGTAACAGTGGGTGTCACCGACATCGCCGTAACCGATGCCAACACCACGGCGCTCACGCTTTCCCCGACATTCTCGACAACCAAATACGGGTATCAGGTCACGACCGACCTCGCAGACACCGGTGTGAAGTTCTGCATATCAGGGACCGGCACCTCTGAAAGCGTGTACGTAAACAACGTCCTCGCAACCGCAGGAACCACGGGAGACGCCATCACCATCCCGACCACCGCCGGGAAGGTTCTCATGATCCCCGTGGTCAAGTTCAAGACCTCCTGTGTTCCGGTCGTGTACTGGGTCGAGGTTACGCACGGGTACGTGTGAGCAATGCCTGACGAGTCATTCCCGATAGAGATAGAGGGCACCACATACGCCCTCCGTTTTGAGGACACTGACGTACGGGAAATAGAGAAGAGCCTGTCCCTATTCGTGGCATTCCACCCGTCAACACGGACCTACGACAACGCCGCCGTGGTCCTCTGGAGGGGGTTGCGGAAAGCCGACGACCAGGGCAACCTCTCATATGCAATCCAGCAAGGACCGCCCGGCAAAGAGCTGGCGTTCCGGATGGTCAAAGCGTTCTGCCGCCAGTTTGCCGGTACTGCCGGGATGATCGTGCTCTATGGTTCGTTTCATCGAGCCCTGATAGTGTCCGGCTGGTTCGGGGAACCGAAAGAAGACGAGAAGCCGAAACCCTCTGAAGGGGATGACGAAAAAAACTGAGTGCGGCCTATGAAAAGGCCAATGGGAACCTTGCGTTCGGGCTTTGCGGGTTGACCCCTGCGCAGTTCAGAAGATTGACGCCTTCAGAGTTTTTCCAGATTGCGAAGGCAAAGATAGAGCAGAGGAATGAGGAATGGAAATTCAAGGACGTATTGAACGGGGTCCTGTGTTCCCTGCTTGCCAATGTCAACCGTTTATCGAATACGCCGCCGTATAAGGCGGAGGATTTCAGGGTTATGAGGGAAACCAAAAAGCAAACCCCGGAGGAGATAATGGCGACGTTTAAGAGGCTGGAGGCTCGGAATGTCAGTGAGTGACGGGATAATACAGTATTTTGCTAAGCTCGGGCTTGATGCATCCGGGTTCCTCTCCGGTATTGAAAAAAGCCAGCAGGGGCTCCTTGCATTCTACCGGAGCAGCACAGTGGCAATGGCAGGAGTTACCGCAGCTATAGCCGGGGCATATGCTATGCAACAGCGGTTCGGGAACCTTGCTGATGAGATCAGCGACCTGTCCACCACCACGGGGATGAGCACCGAGAAGATCCAGCAGCTCCAGTATGCAGCTATCCTTTCAAACGATTCCTTCTCTACAGTGGCAACGGGTATCAATTACCTTACGTTATCTATGGAGAAAGCCGGGGATGCCACCAGCGAAGCATCCAAAGCGTTCGCAGCTCTTGGTGTCAGTACGGCAGGGAAATCGCCCGACCAGGTCTTCGAGGAAACCACCACAGCCCTGATGAGCATGGAAGATGAGACAAAGCGAAACTCTATCGCCATGTCAATATACGGTCGCTCCTGGAAAGAGATGCTGCCCTACATGGAGGACTATATCAAGAACAAGGAGAAGATCCAGAAAACCCCCACGTTCAGCAAACAGGAGCTTCAGGATCTCCAGGATGCCAAGAAAGCGTGGGATGATCTGGGTAACAGCGTCACAATATATACTGGTAAGATATTGGCGTTCACGCAAAAACAATATTCGTCTGACACCCTTGACTCTATTCTGACACTGGATGCGGCATACCGGAAACTTTTTTCAGGAAATGTTAAGGGATACCTGGACGATGCAGCCGCATACCACGACAAAAAAGCCCGCGAAGAGGCGGCAAAGATTACCGAACAGGCAGCCAACGCACAAGCATCGGGCATGAGAGAACCAGAAGTGCCGGCAGGTGATGCAACAAAAGAGATCGATGCCATGACGGACTCCCTGAAAAAATATAAGGATGCCGTTGACGATGTGGCGGACTCGCAAACAAAGCTGAACGATATCAATAAGGAATACACCCGGGATCTCCAGACCATCAAGCCAACAGACGTTCAGGGTTTTATTGACCTGCGAATGCGTCACGACTGGGCCGTAGAGGACCAGACGGCGAATATCAACACGGCGAGAACCTCCCAAATATCGGCAGCGGGAGAGGTCGGGCGTGCAGGAATGGCGGCTGCGGGAATCACTATCACCGGCCCGATCACGGTGAACGGGGATAAGTCTTTTGAGAAGATGATCGAGGAACAGCGTATCAGGGCGGGGGTGAGATAATGGCCGATGTCTGCACATTTGACAGCGCGACTGTCCCGAGCATCCGGGTGATCCGGGAATACATGGTCGGGGCCGCAGGAGCAAACGCATACGAGCTGGAGCTCGAATGCAGAACGGAAACATTCAGCCATTACACGGCCCTGGCTGCAAAGTTCGGGCGGTTATCGAAGACCACCCTGCTATCAGGGAAGACGAGGGTAATCTGCCCGACCGGGACGTCCGGCTCGCTCGTATGGAACGGCACAACATACACAAATTGTTATATCGAGAGTCTGTCTAACGCAGAGGTGCCGTGGTCGAACCGTGGCGCCTGGAACTTCACGATCTCGTTCGTGAGGCACACCGTATAATGGAGGAATGAATGGCAATCACAGAAGCTAACCTGAAAAAGTATCATAGCGCCACCAACAGCGATGCCGCAGCGAACGGCGGGGCTGTTGATACCGCGTCCGGCATCACGTCCGGGTCATCCCAGAACATTTTCCCGAACATCACTGACGCGGAAAGGAACTCTGGCGCCACCAAATACCGGAAAGTGTTTTTGCGGAACGAGAACGCTGATGCTTACAACAACGTACTGGCATGGATCACCGCTAACACGGCGTCGGGAGATACCGCTATCACTATTTCCGGCGCGGGATCGTTCAGCCAGCAGGGGAACAACGTGGCGATCACCGGGATCACGTTCACATTTGCATCGAGCACGTCCGTTGTTGCGAGCGCGGATTGTCACCTTGCCATTGCAGAGGGGGAACGGATATTCAATTCCACTGACGATACGGTAGCAGCGGCCCGAGTGGTATCGTCAATAAGCGGTGACGGCCTCACGATCACGCTGGCGTCTGCCTATGCCGGAACCACGGGCGCCGGGAAAGCCGGGACAGTCTGCGCTGCCACGGGGAATACGTTTGTAGCCCCGACCAGTTCCGCCCATGCTGACGTTCTGAACCTTGGTGACCTGACACAGAACCAGTCCATAGGCGTCTGGATAAAATATGTGGTCGATGCCGATTCCGACGGATACACTGACGACACGTTCACCATTGGATTCACCTCGTCATAGGTTGAGATATGGCATTCACTAATGGGGATTTCGAGACGGGGGATCTCACCGGCTGGACGAAGGGGGAATATAACGCAGTGGTCGCGGTATCTGCCGGCGCTAAACGAACCGGGACGTATGGGTGCAGCATCGCGGTTACGACGGAAGATAGTGGCGATGGTTGGGGGTCGGTCTCCCAATCGATATCCACAGCGTTTGATACGGTTCGGTTCGACTGTAAGGTTGCGGCATTCGCAGATCCCCCCACAACATCGGTATGGTTCAGCGTTTCCGTTTCCGTCCATGACGAATCGCATAACGATCAGGTCTGCGAAGTATATGCCGCAGAAATATCTTCTACCAGCGATTGGGCAACGCTACCAATTACGAAAGCCGCATGTGAAGCAGCGTTTCCAGATGGCTGGCACTGGAACGAGTCCGGGAATACGACCATATCGATAAAGTGCCAGGTGCAGTAATGACCACCTACACCAACACCATTTACCTCGACGATTTCATCGACGTCGTCTCAACATCACTCCAGGGTAAAAACGACATCCTCCTCTATACAGAAATCCAAGGCAAAAACTCAATAACCGCAGACACGGCCGTGGCAACGGAGATCATAGGGAGAACCAGCATTGTTGAAACCCTGACCATCGACCCGCTGGTCGTTTCAGGAAAGGTTATTGCCGATGTTACGGATAGGATGGTTCAGGGAACCTTTGAGTTTGACGGTGCGACGGTCGGAGGGATATATTCCGGCAACTACTGGAAACAGATTGAGTTTAACATCCCCGATTATAACGGCACAAACCAGCCGGTGTTTGTGGGTTTTTTCCCGTCATCGCAATCAAGATACCGGGATAATACCGAGAACGAAACCCTGACCGCTTATGATTTCTCTTGGTATCTCACTCAGAATTATCTTAACGATTCAGACCTTTCCCTACTCACGAACGCACATCAGGCAGAAATCACGAAATACCAGCTCCAGTTTGATTTCCAGGAACATTATTTCCAGGTCGGGAATGTTGTTGTTGGAGGAACAACGGGGCACACAGGCAGGATAATCGATGTCGTGTATGGTGTCACTGACGCTATTATTTTAGAGAACCCAACGGGAATCTTCCAGGACGACGAGGAATTGCTGGTTGGGGGCGTCCTGTTTGCGTATGCAGACGGGCATGCGGTTGATGTCACTGGCACGGCAGATCCTATTAATCCTGAAGACTGGATATTGCGGGCGCTTGGGGGTGCTGAATGGAACGCTCTTTACGGGCTGGAACCGTACCGCATCACATCAACTGCCGGTGTCTGGGGGGATACGAAACCAGAAGTAGATTTCGTTTTCCGCGATGACCAGACGATATACGATGCCATAGCCGGCGACGGAAGCCCTACAAAATACCTCGAATACATCTTTTTCCCAAGCTGGCGGGATGCCGGGGATTACCAGCAACCCTGTGTCTACTGGGTGCCGGGTACAGCTATTGATGACCCGTCTGAAGGTCTTGACCTGCCGGCAGCGGTGACTATCACGGCCCCGGACCCATATCTGGTATCGGTTGATGTTGACCAGAAAGGCGAGGGTAGTTACAATAAGGTAACTGTCCGTTGCCGGTTGGCGAACGGCTCATGGTATTCCAAGACCATACAATCTTCAGGAGTCGATGATAAGACCGAACGTGTGAGGGAATATAGGGAAACCGCTACTAACTTCTTCACGGAGGCTGAATGCAACACCCGGTGCACCGATTTATACAATTATATGGTTATGCAGACGATCACATGGAAAGCCGTGTTCGTGCTCCGGTCTGACCTCCGGCGGCTCCAGAAGATGACGTTCAGCGGGTATACCACCAAGATCCCTGATGGGGATTACCGCATCACCCGTATCGAATATAATTACGGTGACGGTGGGACTACCAACACCCAGACGGTAACTCTCGTGAGTGCCAGCGCATATAAAACCTACATGTCGCTGAACCGCTCATATACCGATACCGTCAGGGAAATGCAACGGATCGCCGCTGCTGAAATTGAGAAATATGCCTTACCGGAGATCGGGACCGTATATTCAACAGATTCCTCTGGAAACGTCATGTGGACATCTGAACAGGGCATTAATAAGCCGGGGATAGACGCGAACCCATGACGGTATCTAGCGGGGATAAGGTTGCCAGCGTACCTACAAAGACCGGGCGGGTTACTGTGGGCGTGGAAACGGTTTCAGTTGGCGACAAGGTTGTTAGTATCCCGACAAAAAACGGGCCGGTCCTCGCTTCAGTATCTACGGTTTCTGTCGGGGATAAATGTCTTTTTGTTCCAGACGGCAGAGGTAAATATATTGCCATTAACTCTGGCGTTAAACCATACCGTCTTATGGTATCCGATGCAACGGCTGCCGGGAAAACATGGTTCAGCGATGACGGCATAACATGGACCGCCGGCAGCGATCTCGGGTTTACGGCAGCGGCGTTCGCATGGGATGATACTAATAAGATAGCGTATGCCTGCGAAACTAAAGACAGCGGGTATTCTGCATATACTCGTATCTGGAAGTCTGTCGATTACGGGGTAACGTGGTCGAGCTGGACCAATGCACCCGGCCAGATCGTTTATGATAATAATATTTACGTTATGAGCGACGGGAACCTGCTGGTTTTCACTGCACCGTATTCCGGGGGGTATGTTCCAAAAGTCGCTATAATTGACAGGGCCACCGGGACGGCAACTATAAAATATACGGGGGCGCTCCAGACAGACACCCGGCAGGATTTCTATGCCGGGATGGTGGTTACCGATACCAACCGGATAGTAGCGTGTTTTTCGTTTATCGGCTCGCTTTCTGTTCGCATTATTACCAGCGATGATTTCGGGGATACCTGGTCAACGCACGATATGACGCCAACGGGAGACCCGTTTGTTGATGGCGTATCGTTCTTCAGGCCAACGGCAATGTGTTATGCTGGTAATGGCAGGATCATCCTGTCGTTGTATGTGAGTGTTGGCCCGTTTTATGTGGTTGGCGGCGCGTGCTCTTCTTCCGATAGCGGGAACACATGGAGCGCGTGGGATTCCCTCACGCTTCCGGGGAATACCGGGATTGGATACGATTGCGATATATTCTCACCAGTACCCGGCATTGTGTTAGGGTGGTTCATTACCGGCGGCTATTATTATTCGGAGCTGTATCAATCTACTAATAGCGGGTCGTCATGGACGAAAGTTACGGTATCACAACCCGGTTGGAGTTCTTACTATCAAACGTGTGGAAAATCTCACGGGTGGAAACGGCTTTCAGGGAATAACGTAATTTGTTATCTTTATGATAGAGATTATTCAAATTTCTATCCACTTCCTCCCGTTGTCCCTGTTATGGTGCTACACTCAAAAAATATGGGTAGAACATGGACCGATATATCTGCAACATACCCGACCGGGGGATATTGTATACTGAAGATGTTTGTGTAACTATAACTTTTTATATTTCTCTCTTTTCCAGAAACCGGGCAATCTGTCACATTCGTGAGATAATGAGGGATAATATCGTATGATATGATAATACTTCTTTTTTTGTATTACGTTTTCACGGGCTCTCACATTTGTAATACATTTATATACTAAAAGCGTGTATTACATATTATCACGGAAGTGAGAGTTAAAATGAAAGACGGAACTACAAGTTTTCGGACGGATGCGAAACTCCGCGCCCGGCTTACGGCTTTGAAAAAGGCGAGG